CCCCGATGTCCCCGATGTCCCCGATGTCCCCGATGTCCCCGATGTCCCCGATGTCCCCGATGTCCCCGATGTCCCCGATGTCCCCGATGTCCCCGATGAGATCCAAGCGTTGCACGACCTGCTGCATAACATGGACCTCCCGAAGAAATTCAACCCCGAAGTGATGAGTTCGGTGAACTTGTGGCAGCTGTATCCCGAGGTTTTTGCTCGGGAAGCCATGGGATGGGACGGCACCGCTCTCGTAAGCATCACACCTCAGCAGATGGAGTTGTTTCAAGCGGTGGGCCGCATGGCCCGAGCGAAGTTGAAATACAAGGATGTGTGTGAAGGGCTTGCCCCCAAGTCCAGCCTTACGAAAGACGATTGGTATTACATCAAGAAAATAGGCATTAGCGTCATGTCGGGAAAGGGTACGGGAAAAGGTGGAGTTTTGGCCCTGCTTATCGCATGGTTCCTTTGGTCTTTCGACCGTTGTAAATCTCCTATCACGGGGCCATCTTACGAGCATATTCGGAAGGGCCTGATGGCCGAGATTCACAAGTGGGTGAGATATAAAAACCCCCGAACTGGGCTACCCATCAGCCGTATCGCGGATGCTTTTGAAATCCAGCGGGATGTGCTTTATCTGAAAGACGAGGGCAACCAATCGCGGTTCTTCGCCGTGCGCACGGCCCCGGCCAATGCAAATGAGTCGCAGCAGCGGGGCACGCTCGACGGGTGGCATGAAGATGCCATGATGGTTGTTGCAGATGAAGCTGCGTCGATTCCCGACGGCGTATTCACCTCGTTCACCACTACCCTGACCCGCCCCTTTAACTTCGCTGTTCTTGTGTTCAACCCCACGAAGGCCAGTGGCTTTGCCTATGAGACTCACCACGGTCCCCGGGCTGAGTCCTGGATTCAGCTTCATTGGGATTCTCGCGAGTCTCCACTCGTTACTCCCGCCCAGCTTGAGACGATGGAGCGGGACTACGGGAGGGAAGGCCCGGAATATCGGATCAACGTGTTGGGTCTGCCTCCGACGGATGACCCCTCTTCCCTCATTTCCCGGTCCTGGATCCAAGCTGCCGTAGACCGGTGGAACGCTTCCTCGGCCTCTGTGTGGGAGAACTACCCCGTCATTGCCGGCTTCGACCCTGCTCGTGAAGGACGCGACGAAAGCGCCTACGTAGTCCGGCAAGGGAAGCGCGTGATACGATCCGTGGGCGTGCGTCTCACCAAGTCGGATGAGCTGGGAGATTGGGCCTTGCAGCAGATGGCGGCCGATGAGGTTGATGTGATGTTCATTGATTCTGTTGGGATCGGCGGCCCCATGATGGATTACATGAAGCGCTCGATGTCCAACCCTCAAAAGCTCCGCGCTGCGGATGTAACCCGGGAAGCCACTTCAGGCCGCTTCTATCGCCTCCGGGATGAAAAGTGGTGGAAGCTGCGTGAGGAATTTGAGCGGGGTCTGATCCAGATTCCGAACGACCGCATTCTCATAAATGAGCTGGGATCAGTGAGACAAGCCCCGGTAAACGCTAAGAACCAGACGTGTGTAGAGACCAAGAAGCAGATGTGCAACCGCGGCATGCCCAGCCCTAATCGTGCGGATGCCCTGATGATGACTCTGTTTGCGAATGATGTGGCGCTTCAAGCTGCCGGGCGGGCTAAAGACGCCGACGATGACGAATACGGCGACCCCGAGGATACGTTCTCCGGGGCATCGTGGATGGGGAGGTAATACGCATGCCCATATTCAAAACGACCAAGGATCATGGCCATTGGCACCTGGTTTACACGGACCCGGCCCGGCCGAATTTTGCCATCACATCTTCGGATGGGGGCCACCGCCACACTGTAGCTCTTCTTCCCCCACCCGCCCCGCCCCTGCCCGAGGGAATGGCCCCGCCCGAGGGCATGGCGCCGCCACCCGAGGGCATGGCGCTGCCACCCGAGGGCATGGCGCCACAAGGGCCCCCCGCTCCGGGGGGAGCCCCGCAAGAAACCCCCGGCGCTCTCGTGATTCTGTCTCATGCCGACCCCCGTACGGGAGAAGAGCATGACCACATGCTAGACTTGGAGCCGATAGGCAAAAGCACCGCTGATCCCGCTACTATGTTGGATGGCGAGCCCGAGGAAAAGACGGGGAAAAGCGAAGCTGAAGAGATGACCGAGGTTCTTGAATTGTTTCGCCAGGCACGGGCAGAAGGCAGCAAAAGCCGGGAAGAGGCGGAGCAGGCGAACCGGTATCGTAAAGGGGACCAGTGGTCAGAGATAGACCGGCAAGCTCTGGAAACCGCCTCCCGCCCGGTGCTTACGCTGAATCTCGTGGCACCCATGCTCGATTTGCTCTCAGGCTATGCCCGGCAAAACCGCGTGGATTGGAAATGGTTCCCAATCGAATCTTCCGATGCGGGTTCTGCCGATCTCTTCGATATTATATCCAAGCATATTGCCAAGAAGAGTAACCTGGAATCGGAAGAGATCGACGTGTTTGACGAAGGCTCATGTGGGGGTCGTTCGTTCTTCGAAGTGGCTCCCGACTTTACCCGGAATCCCCTGGGCGAAGTTCGAATCTCGCATTTCCCCAGCAGAAACGTCCATCTTCTCCCACATATCAAGAAAGATTTAAGCGATTGCGAAGGCTTGTTTAAGTTCAAGGATGTGAGTTTGGCGGATGCCAAGTCCATGTTCCCCAAGCATGCGAAGAAGTTTGAGACCCTGTTCTTACTCCCCGAGGACAGTGGGGACAAGCCCTATAATACAGAAGGCGAGCTTCAGTTAATCGAGAGCCCCGACCGCTATGGGGCGACCACGGCATCGGGTATGGTAGATCCAGCCCTCTATCACGATACCGTGGTAGATATCGGGCGGAAAACGGTTCGGCTGGGAGAATTCGAGCGGCGGGAATATCGCACCGCGCACTTCCTGCTTTTCCCCAATGAGGTCGAGGCCATCGAGGTGACTCCCGATGTCGCACGTAAAGCGGCCACGCTCGATCCCCTGGTGAAGGTGATCGACACGCAAGCGTCGCGGATCCGCGTAACTTACTTTGCCGGCCCCTACCTTATCCGTGATCACTACCCCATGAATCCTTTCAACGAGTTCTCTCTCGTGCCGTTCTATGCCAAGAAGGACGAGGAAGAGTATTGGGGCAAGGTTCGCGATGTTTTCGACTGCCAAGACGAAGTGAACAAGCGTCGTTCGCAAACGATGGACATCCTCAACAAGGTTGCTGCCTACGGATATCTTTACGATGACGACACGTTCGACAGTAAAAAGGACGAGGCGTATTTCGACGCCCAAGCAAGCACTCCGGGCTTCAGATGCAAAGTCAAGAGTACGAAGAATCCGCCGCTGAAACTGGAAGGCGCCAAGTTCCCCGCCGAGATTTACCAGATGGAGCAGGCCTCGGTACAGATGTTTCACATGATTTCGAATGTGAACACTCAGATGTTGGGCCAAGCCCAAGCCAAGGAATCCGGATTTGCCAAACAGATCCAGGTTCGCCAGGCAATGCTGGGCAACGAGTTCTTATTCGACAACTTCATCCTCGCCAAGCGCCGGGCGGGTCGATTGGCCATGGGCTGGGCCAAAGCCATCTATAGCCCCGAGCGCGTGGCTCGCATTGTTCTTGCCCGGGCGAAGAAGGCGTCAGTGGAAGAGGGGCCCATGAAAATTGGGGGCCGAGAGATGGGCCAAGAGGGTAATGACGCCTACTGGATTCAAGAGATTGCCCACCTTTGGGCCACAGCCGATCTGATGGAGTACGATCTCGAAGTGGGCGAGGGCGTGCTTAGCCCCACCGCACGGCAAGCCGTTTTCGCCCAATGGATGGAAGCTGCAAAGACCGGGGTCCCGGTTCCTCCCGAGATTCTTATCGACTACTCCGACCTTGCAAACAAGGGGCGCTACCTCGAATTGATAAAGCAAATGCAGGAAAGACAAGCGCAAATGGAGGAGCGCCGCACGGAGGCGGAGTTGCTCAAAGCTCGGGGCGGGGCACCTTTCCCGGCGACTACCCTGGCCATGTCCAATGCTGCCCGGGCAGGGGGTGAGGAACTCCCAAACCGGCAAGGTCAGACGCCCATACCCCCAGGGCCTCGTCCGAGACAGCCTTCATAACCCTTGGAAACTCATCATTTCCTTGACGTAGGATGGGAAATGGGAGAAGATTAAAATAGCGGAGGTTTACATAATGTCAAGCAACGTGACCAAAGAAATCGGAGCAATGTCCGACGAGGAGCTGTCAGTTGTCCTGAGTGAGGCTCTGGCACCCGAAGCGGAAAATCCCGATACTTCCGAGGTTTCTCCCCTACAACCTGAGACGGAGACGCTACCCGAAGCAGAGCAACCGGAGTCCAACGCATTGGACCAAACCGTGCCCCCTGCGAACGAGCCTGATCCCGTCCAGACGAAGTTGGCCGATTTGGAGAAGAAGCTTAACGCGGTTTTGTCCGCGAATGAATCTCTCCAGAATGCCAACGTCAATCTCCAGAGGCTGAACGGGCACCTGTCAAACAAGGTTGGAGTTTTGAAAAGAGAAGTCCCACCCTTGCCGACAGATGCCGATATGCTGGAAAAACCCGTGGAATCTACGCAAAGGGTGGTTACGGCGACGCTGGAAACTGCCCGGGTAGAACAAGAGACTCGAGCGGCTCAGCGTAATCAAGCCATCATACAGACATTTGGTATCGTCTCTGCCGCAGTCCCCGACTTTGCAGAGCATATCGAAGATATGGCAGGGATTCTCAAAGAAGCCGGCATGCCCGAAGATCAGCTTCGCTTATTTCGACACAACCCAGTGGCCGCGATTACGGATGCTCCCCACCTCGTCCATCTCGCAGAGCGGGCCAAGCTTGCCAAGCAGGTAGCTGCTCTCCAACAGCAGCTCATCGAGGCGAAAAAGGCTCCGCAGAGAATGGCCAACAGTTTACAGGGGGCGGCCGCTGCGGCCCCCGCAATTTCCAGCACCACTGTTCGGACGGGACCGAAGAAATCTTCTGCCCCACCCAACTTTCAAAACATGTCGGATAAGGAACTTGAAGAGTTCATCAAGACGAACTCCCAAGTTGCTGCCGAAGAAGAGTAAAGGAGACAGCCAATGGCCGTTACCAGACAAACCGCTGCCAATGCCCTCACGGTGCATGCGTGGCATGAAAAGCTCCATCGCGACACGGAAAAGATCCTGTATTTCGACCGGTTTAAGGGGGAGAATGACACCAGTATTATCCAGGTTGATCGCAACCTGACAAAAGGCCCCGGGGATCAAATTACCTTTGGCCTCGTTCCCCGCCTGACCGGAGCGTTTATTCTCGGTTCCTCGGGTCTTTCAGCTGAGGGCAGAGAACAACAGCTCAACTCTCACAGTTTCAACGTGAATCTGGAAGAGTACAAGCTCCCTGTCCGGTGGGCCAATGGGCTCGACCTTCAACGTGGGATTTGGTCTCTTCCTGAAATCGCTCGCCAGCGCCTGATGACCAACACGGCTGAGAATCTTGATCAGCTGATTTTCAGCGCGCTCCTGGCCGATCCCACCCGGATCCTTGCCGGCGACGGCACAATCCAGACTACGGCCGCCGCAGCCGCTGCTGCGTGTCTCACCAGTGCGCACAAGCTCAGCCCCACACTGATCCGCCATCTGAAGTCCATCGCTCAGACGGGCATTGCCACGGCGGGCACCAGCGATTCCGCACCCGCTCGGGTCATTACCCCCATCCGTCCGACTCGCGTGGATGGTGGGGACTACTACGTCCTCCTGATTCATCCCTACGCCGCCTACGATCTGGGCGAGAACAGCGTGTATCACCAGGCGGTTCGCGAAGCTTGGAAAGACACAAACAACCCAATCTTCAAGGGCGGCCTGGCCATGATCGACGGCGTGGTTATCCACACTCACGAGAACATGCCCCTCCGTAGCAATGGCGGTGCTGGTGCGGTTGATTATACCAAGTGTCTTCTGCTCGGTGCCCAGGCCGCTGTTCAGGCCTACGGGTCTTATCGGCGCACGTCCAACGGCAAACTCACCGGCAACACTACTGAAGTCGTGTCCAAGTCTTTCGGTTACGACGAGGAAGAAGGCATCTGCACGAAGACAATTACCAAGGTTGCCAAGTCCAAATTCAACAGCCTTGACTACGGTTCCATGGGCCTTTATGTAACCGTCAGCGATCTTGGCGACTAAAGGAGAATGAATCATGGCTGAAAATACTTTCCTTTCCGGACTTCGCCACGAAGCGGTCTCCCATGTGGGAGACCAATTCGAGGATCAACTCTTCGTTGACTTCACCGGCGCCGCACATGACATTGGTGCGGCGGCAAATACCGACTACAACCTCACGTCGGGCGACACATTTAAGGCGTTTAACATCCCCGTCGGGGGCGTTGTTACCGAGATCGGCTGGGTGACGCACACTACAGATGCCGGCAACCCCCAGTTCAAGATGGACCTGGTAGATACAACGGGGGGCACCACTGCTCTCAAAATTGCCGCAGCTGTCGGGGCGGCTTACGCCACGCTGATCACCCAAGTCACCGGTGCCGAGAAGGCTGTGGCGTCCGGCGCTCACGTCCTCATCACGGGCAGCGTTGCAGACTGCGACGACGCCAAAGTTACTTTCTTCGTGAAGGGTTTCCACATCAAGCAATCTTCGTAACCCTGATCGAACCCGAACCACGGGGAGGAGGTAACCCCTCCTCCCCTTCTTCAAATAAGGAGACCACGATGCGCAAGCAATTTCTGACCTTCTTCATCCTTCTCATGGTCGCCGGTGTGGCCCTCTGGGCCGGGGACATCACGGCCATCGGGATGTATCAGGGGGACCTCTTCACATTCCTCACGAACACGGCCGCCAGGTCGAATGGCGTGGACGCCTCCGTGCGTAACCAGCCTCTCGGGTCCGCCGTGCTGGCGAAGTATCAGACCGGCTCGTCCACGTTCAAGACTACGGTCGATCTGTATTACTGCATCGACGAAGTGGTCTATGCCTTCGTTGCTTCGACGGAAGTCACGATTGCTACCGCCCCCGCAGCTCAAGTCGCCACCACGTCCTGCATCTATCTCGCCTCGCTGGACAGCTCAGGGAATATCACGTGGACAAAGGGCACGAATGTCGCTGCCGGCGGCACTCCCGTTGCCCCCGCCGTTCCCGCCGACACTTCTCCTTTCGCGGAAATCCGCGTGGATGTCACGGGTTCCGGCAGCGATACCTGGACACTCGGCAGTGACACCTTCGTAGCCACGGCCACCACTGTTACCGTGACGAATGTGCGCTGGCCCCGAACCGGTTCCTCTGCTCTCGCCACCTCCAACCTCGCCCTCACGGATCTCTAACCCATGTCAGTATCCTACGTCCAGACGGCTAACGAGATCGTTGCCGGTGCGTTTCGTATTTGCGGCGTGCTGGCGGTTAATCAACCGCTAAGCCTGGACAATTTCAACGACGGGCTTGCAGCGTTGAACGCTCTGCTCAACGCGATGATGGAGGAAGATCCCGGAACCTGGCGGATGACGTGGGGAACTCAAACGTTTACCGCGTCGTCCGCTGTTTCCAATGGCGGCAGCTATTACCGCTGTATTCGTGGACACACGGCCGCAGCCTCGAACGAGCCCGGGGTAGGTGCGGATTGGACCAGTTACTGGTATGAAGATGCAACCGTCAGCGGCTCTGCCGTAGCTTGGGCGCTCTCAACTGTTTACACGTGTTCCGGGGACTTCACGTTCACCGCTGCTTACTCCGTTGCCAAAGCCTTCGTCCGGTATCAGAATACGGATTACCCCGTGAAGCTGGCCGAGTTCGGCGAGTTTCTCGATACCGCCGTTCTTCAAACCACCCAAGCGTTCTATCCCACCGTTGCGAACAGGACGGATGAAGACATTCCCCGCGTCATGTATTTTGATCGGCAGAATTCCTCGCGCCTCTTCCTCACCCCACTGCCCAGCTCTGAGGTCGTCTCTAACGGCGTCCTTCACCTGCTTTATGTGAACCACATTGCAGAAGTGGCAGCGGTAGGGGATAACGTGGCGATCCCCCCGGCCTGGGTTCGGGCCATGAAATACCTGCTTGCGTCGGATATCGCGGATGAGAAGGGCGTGTCGTCCGAGCGATCCGCCCGAATCCAGGCCAAGGCCGAGGCTCTTTGGGCCAGGTGTCGCCGGGGACCCCACACGAACAATTCAGAAGTAAAGGGGATAAAGCCATGCTTCTAATGCGGCGCTTGTTGCTCTCCCTGGTTCTCGTAGCCGTGGTCGCCACGTGTCACGGCGCTGCCGTCCAGATCGATTTTCTCGCCTCCGGTTTAACGGACTCCAGCGGGAATCCCCTTTCCGGGGGGCTGGTTTATGCTTACGCCGCAGGCACGACCAACGCCAAGGATACCTATACCAGCCCAACCATGGCTACTGCCCACCCCAATCCCATTGTTCTCGACACTTACGGCCGCGCTTTGGCCTTTGGTAGTGGGAGGTATAAGTTCATAATTAAGACGGCGACGGGCACCACGCTTTATACCTGGGACGGCTTGACCTATGCCAATACCACATTCGTTTCCGGCGCATCCGTCGTTCAGACTTCGGCCGCCGGCCAAACGACGATCAATCTTGGCGCGGCCTACACGTCAGTTACGGACAAGCCCTATCTCTACATCGGCGGGATCAAGCAGGCAGAGAACACGTATACGTGGTCTCCCCCAACAATTACACTCACAGACGGGGCAATCCCCATCGCGGGCATTACAATTGAAGCGGGGTATTGATGCCGCGCCTGAACCTCATAACTCCGCCATGGCAAGCGCAAGACGCAATCGATTCGGGCGACGCTTCTGAGTCGCTCATAGACGGCGTGTTCACCGACCGTGGAGCCCTGACCGCTCGCCCCGGCCTCTTTCTTTTCAAGCAGATCACCACTACTTCGGATTCATGTCGTGGCGTGTTTTGGTGGAAGGCTAAGAACTTGTTCCTCATAGCCTATGGCACCAAGCTCTATGCCTCGGCCTGCACCGATGCTGCCCTTACATTCACACACGTCAACGCTGCCGCTGCCTTGGGATCTGAGACATGTATCTTCGCCGCCAACAGATACTGGGTTTACATTGCATCGGGCGGAAAGATCGTTCGCTGGGATGGCGATTTGGCCGGCGCGGCTGAATACGATTCCTCGGCCGCCGCCATCGGCCTGACAGAGGTGACTCACGTCGCTTACATTGACAGCTACATCGTGGCAAACAAGGTTGATTCCCAGTCCTGGTATTACGCCGGGCCCACCGTGCCCGATACCGATCCTCTTGTCTGGTCTGCATCCGGCCTTGCGGCTGAGGGCTCGCCCGACAATATCAAGGTAATAGCCTCGGCCTGGCGCGAAGTGTTGATTCTGGGCCTTGATTCCGCGGAAATCTGGTATGACACGGGGGACACTGTGACCCCCTTCCAACGGATGGAAGGCGCGTTCATCGAGCAGGGAACTCTCTCGCCCTACACCCTCGTTGAAGCGGACAACACGTGGATCTGGCTGACGCAGAAAAAAGAAGTGGTTCGGATGCAGGGCCGCACACCCGCAGTCATTTCTCTCGCTATCCGTGAAGAGCTTGAGAATATCCAGATTGTGTCGGATGCCGTGGGCTTCATGCTTCGTGAATACTATGTCCTAACGTTCCCCTCTGCCGGCCTGACTTGGGTCTACGATCTTGTAAAACAAACTTGGGGCCGGTGGGGCGAGTGGCTGCCCGATCTCTACATTTATTCGATCTACCGGGGGAAGTTCTCGGCGTGGGCCGATCTCTTTGGACTCTATTTCGTCGGCGGTGAGAACGGGGCCCTGTATCTCGCTGACCGCTCACTACGCACGGATGCCGGAACATTGATCCGGACTGAGTTTATTTCGAAGCCCGTGGATCACGGCACGTTCGAGTATAAGTGGTGCCAGGAGCTGATTATCAAGTTCAAGCGTGGCGGCACGTATAAACACGAATCCTTTGGGCGCTTTGTAGCCCTGGTTGCTGCCGGCGTCGAGATTCCTCTTAACGAGGAGTTCTATTTTCAATGGGAGCCGATGAAGATCCTGGGAAGTTCATCCTGGACATGGGCATGGTCTCCCCTCCCCACGGGCTTGACATTTGACGCAGCCGCTCGCGAACTCACCGGCACGGCTACAAGCTCCGCTCCCGTGTCTTCAGTCCTCACCATCACCAACTCCGTCTCAGGTCTTGTTGTCCAACTCCCCATTACCCTCACCCCCGGAGCCACTCTGCCTGCCGCTACCGAGGATCGGGTCATTGAACTTTTCTTTCAAGACGAGGGGCAAAACTGGTCTACCGCCATAGAGCTTGACGCGGGCGAGCGCGGGGAGAGATACAACATTCAGAAGCTCGCCCCAATGGGGCGCTATGCAATTCGGAAATACAAGCTCGTGTTCCCCGCCGCCATCGACGTTTCCTTCGCCGACATGTCTGAGACGATAGAAGGAGCGGAAGCATGACCACCCCATTGATTCGGCCACCCCCCGACCCGTCCCGATTCAAGACGCCCGCAGACTATTCACACGCGCTCTACAAGTGGACGTATGAGATCTTCCGCCGGCTGACTGAGTCGGGGCTTCTTCCGTGGGCCCTGGTCGATAAGACAGGATCGGATATCGCGGACCTGGCGACGAAGTCCCACACGTCACTGGCCGATATCGGGACGAATACGCACGCACAACTTGATACGGCCGCAACCGCATCTACAAGCCATATCGCGGCCACAGCAGCACACGGTGTGTCCGGTAATATCGTGGGCACGACTGATATCCAGACCCTCACAAACAAGAGTATCTCGGGAGAGCAGATTGATTCGGGCACCGTAGCGGATGCCCGAATCGCTTCGACGATTGCTCGAGACTCTGAAGTGACGGCGGACATAGGCACTCATGCGGCCCTGACAGCCACGCACGGCGTAGTGGGGGCCATCGTGGGGACGACGGATGACCAGGCTCTCTCGGTCAAAGACATCACGCTCAAAGGAGCCACGGATCAGTTGGGCACGACAGCCGTCTTGGACGCGGCCGCCGCCACGGCAACCACGGTCACGGATAACACGGGCGGGACAGCGGGCGGCACGGTTGAAAACGTTACGGCTGCCTTCGACCAAACCGTCCTCAACAACAACTTCGCGGAGTTGGCGAAGCAGGTAAGCGCCCTTGTCGCGGATGCCGGGGCTATCCGCACGCAGCTCAACACTCTGCTCGGTGAACTTCGAATGACCAATGGGTGCGGAGTTCTTTCGGACTGATGTATACTGGGGTTAGGAGAAAATAACATGACCATAGGAATACCCCCCTGGCTTGAATCTTTGATTGGCGGGGATCCCGCAGTTGATGACGCTCAGGAGCGAGCGGTTGAGGCTGCGAAGCTCAAAGCGACCTCGGCCGAAGAAGCCAACAAGCTCTACATCGATTACATGGACCGGGCGCTCGACGTGCAAGGCCGGTCGATGGAAGAGCAGAAGGCTGCGCAGATCGCGGCCATGATGATGCAGCTTGGCCTGGCGCAAGGGGGCGACGTATCGTATCGGCAGATGCTGAACGCTGTTCAAGCTCAGCAGCTCCCCTACCAAACTGCCCGCGTCTCTGCGTTGCAAGCCTTCCCTATATTGCAAACGATGGCCGGGGCCAAGGCATATCGCCTGCCCGCGGAGGTCTCCACGACAGACTTCACCACGGGCCGCCCCGGTTACGGAACCATGTTCAAGAATTACATGGACATAGTGAACACCCTGGGGAAAAAAGCGAAAACGGCGGGCACGTCCATCCCCCGCGATGCTGCGGGGAATCCCATACCAACGAATATCCGTGCTGCGCCTGCAGTTCCGCCCCCCTCTGTCGCGCCGACAAGATCCTCGAATCTTTCGTCGGCAGTTCAGGGCGCCGTCAATCAAGGGTGGGTCATGGCCCAGCCCCCAACACTCGACACAAGCGGAATGTATTATGCTCGTTGGCATGACCCCAACGACCCGAGCAAGTTCGGACTTATACCGATGAACGCGAACGATGTTCGCAACTACAATTATTTTACTCAGGACCCGCAATCGGGCCTGATAAACACCAATGGCGGTTCTCTTCGCCAACCTCCGAAAACGGCGCCGACTCCGACTCCGACTCCGACTCCGACCCCCACGCCCACCACTCCCACGCCGACACCCGCTATCCCCGATACAACCTTCGATGATATGGTGAAGCGGATCATGGACTCCGGCATGTTCACGCCGGGGACCGGGGGCGACATGGTCACAACGGCCACACCACTCGAAGAGTTCGTCCCCGAGTATAGTTACGAGGACTCGCCGCTCTACCAGTTCCGGAAGAAGGAGCTGGACGAAGGCATAGGGCGAGCGCTGCGTGCCCGGGGGATGTATGGCTCGGAGACGGGCGCATTACTCACTGCGAGGGAGCAGGAGCGAATTGCGGCGGAAGAAGCGGAGAATCAATACCGGCGGGTCGCCGATATTGTGAACATTGGGCTTGGGGGTCAGGCATCGGCGGGCCAGGTTCCGCAGCAAGCGGGTCAGGCGTTTGGCAGTATGTATCAGGGTCTGGGTCAAGATGTCGCACAGTCCATGAACCAAGCCGCCCAGGCCCGCTCAGGTCTTTACGGTCAGCAAGCGGGCCTGTATCAACAGTTCGGAACTGGGCTTGCCGAGAATACGGCCCAGATCGGGGCTGCCCGTGCCGACGCCACGGCCAACGCCTACACCCCCGTCCAGCCCGGCAATATCTTCAACACCGCAGCCAAAATCTATGGCATCTACTCGGGGTTTGACGACGGAGGGGCGGGGAGCACGGGATACTTCGGTGCCCCTGGCACGTGGTCTAACCCCACAAGCTCCTTCATCCCGTATCAGAGGTTTAAGTAAGGAGAGAGCCATGCCCAAAATCTACTGGCCCACAAATACCCCACAACTTCCACCCGCCCCGCAGCCGAATCCCATCGATCAGGCGTTCGACGCGTTTCAGCAGATTCAGCAGATGAAGCAAGGCCGGGAGAAGCAGGCCATGGATAAGCAGCTGTATGGCCTCAAGGTGCAAGAAGCGCAACAAAGGCTGCGGCGGGGTGAGATGACCTTGAAGGACGTGGAGCAGGCGTTCGCCCGGAAGCAGCGTATGCAGCAAGATACGGACTGGTTTCATGATCAGGCGAAGAACTTGATCGGCCTGGGCATCCCACCCGAAGTGGCCTTTGCAACCGTGCTTCCCGAGCTTGGAAAACGGAACCCCGAAGCGGCCATGGCCCAGATCGAAAATAGCGACAGGAACTTGGCACGTGCGGCTGGAGAGGGGAATTGGCCCGTCGTTGCGATCATGCACAATCTGAAAAATCCCGACAGCCTCATCAACGCCGAAGGGGCCAAGCAGCGATACGCAGAGCGCGAGAAGATTACGGTGAGCAAAGGCCAACGTGTCATGGAACGGCTCGATCGGGGAGAACCTACTTTGGTTGCCGAGGGCGCTACCTCCCCTAGTTCCCCCTTCGAATTGTCGCAAACTGATCCTGCGGCTTATCGCCGATACCTGGCCATGAACAGGGAAGGGCAGAGCCGGAGCACCCCAATCCCCGGCAGCCTATCCCAAACGGGTCTGGCCCTGATGCACATGGAGGCTTCGCGTCTCAAATCCGAGATAAGCTGGCGAAGTCGTGACATTGCTGACCGAAGAGCGGCACTGGACCCCACACGGTATGCGGGCACAGAAGATGATCGGATCAAAGAACTGCTTAGGCTTAGCCGGGACGAAGGCGACCTTGCAAGAATACGCGAAGAATACCGGGCGCTTACTTCTCAGGGCGCCCCGGCTCCGGCGCAATCCACGGGCGCCCCGGCATCTGCTGAAGATGCGTTCTTGCAAAAGCAAAAAGCCAAGCTCGGGCTTGGCGCGGTCGCACCTACCCCCCAGCTGCTCCCGACGGGCAACCCTGCGTTGGATGCCTCACTGGCACTGCCAGGAGCCCCCCCATCCGCACAGGCGACACTGGGGCTGTATGGCCCCAGATACTCCGCCGTTCCAGCGGGACAGCCGGGGAAACTATATGAGCCGAAGACTGCAACGGGGGAAGTAAACGTGCAGGCTTACATGGAAAAGATCTACTCGGCCCTTTATCCAGGGGAAAAACCCCCGCCCGGGTTGATTAACGCCGCCGCGCAAGTGGTAGCCGCCAACCCCGGCGTGCCTCCTGGCCAGATGCTTCTTGAATGGGTGAGGATGCGAGGAGAGGGGGGCCAGGTGGCTCAAGAGGCGCTTGGAAAATTGATCGAGGTCGGACATGCCATGCAGGGAGGCATCGGAGAAGGCCTTGGCCAATGGGACGAAGCTGTTCAGCGGGGGTTCACGGCTACTGAGCCGAGAAGGCTGCGATGACCAAACTTCAAGAATTTTTCGCAGACGATCCGATTACATCGAAGTGGCCCGACGATGTCAAGCGCGGCTTGGAAGAGCAGTTCGCGAAAGATCCGCAGGCCATCGAAGTGTTCCTGGCGGAGCACCCCATCGTTTCGAAGTGGGATCAAGGCACGCGGGAAGGCGTGGCGGGCATGATCCGCTCGGACTTTGCCCCGCTGCCTCCCCCACCCGGCCCACCCCCCGGAGCATTGGAAACGTTGGGTCATATCCCCGGCCGTGCCGTGGGCATGGGGATGCAGGCGCTAGGCGGCGCAGCGCGGGGACTGGGAGAACAGTTCGAGATCCCCAGCCTGGCCGAAACGGGGCGCGGGCTCTACTCCACCGGCGCGGAATGGGCCGCCCCGCTACCGGGCACAACTCAGGGCCAGCAATTCGTTTCAGACGTGGGGGCGAACGCCTTGTTTATGGCTCCCGCGCTTATCCCTGGCTTGGGCCTTGCATCTCTCGCCGGCCGTGGCGCCCAGATTGCCGCTCGCGCCGTCCCCCTGCTTTACGCCGTCACGACGGCCGGAGCTTCAAAATACGGCGAAGTCCGAGAAGCGGGTTACACTCCTTCTGAAGCGCTACTTCCCTCCCTGGGGGCGGGGCTCTCAGAGGCAACGTGGGAGTATCTTCCGATCAAAACTCTCCTGAGTATGAAGGGGGGGCGGAACTATTTCAAACGCGCCGCCAATCTCGCATGGGCCGAGGCCCCGACGGAGTTCTTCACGGAGCTGACGAACAAGGGGCTCGACCTGATGTTTGATAAGCTTTACGAGAAGGGCGAGAAGGGCTTGCTGCCAAAGCACGAGACAGATTCGCGGGGCAATGTGAA